TGCTCAGGGGAAATTCGCACGCGGTGCTCAGGGGAAATTCGCACGCGGTGCTCTGGGGAAATTCGCACGCTGAGCTCTGGGAAAATTCGCACGCGGTGCTCAGGGGAAATTCGCACGCGGTGCTCAGGGGAAATTCGCACGCTGAGCTCTGGGAAAATTCGCACGCTGAAGGATTTGAATTATGTACTATCGTAGTTTTCTGTTGTGCTATATTAAAATTGAAGCATTTTGCAACAGCTTTTTTACGGGGTATTAAAAAGAAAGATATAAAGGAATTTTCCAAAAGCAAAACAGCGACAGTTGTTGAACAACCAGCCCAATATGAGCACAGCAAAAAAACATTCTTGGATATTTATCCAGCAGACAAAAATGGAGAAGTAACCCTTTATAAAACTGTTGACCCAAAAGAAAAAACATCATTGGGCAGCTGTGGTAAAATTAAATACGAAGGCGAAGTAACTTGCCCAGACTGGGATCCAAACGAGGATAGAGCATGTGGCGGAGGTTTGCATTTATCGCCTTCACCACTTCTCGCCTTGAGTTATAATTACGGTCAGATATTAAAATGTAAAGTTCATAAAAACGATTTTCTTGTTTATTCCAAAGATATCACGAAGGTCAGATGTAAAAAAGTCAGGGTAATAGAGGAATGCAAAATCTGACACGGGATGGCATGATTAATGACTTGGATTTACTTAATGGACTCGATGTCTTCAGCGGAACCGGCGGAATTACAATCGCACTCAACGGAAAAGTCAAACCAATCGCTTATTGTGAAAACTGCCGATATGCTCAGTCTGTTCTGTTATCACGAATGTCAGAAGGAATTCTCCCGAATGCGCCAATATGGGATGATATCAGAACACTCCGGGGAGAAATGTTTGATATTCCGATCCATGTCATATACGGCGGATTCCCTTGCCAGGACATCAGTGTTGCAGGACTTCAAAAAGGCTTGGATGGAGAGCGAAGCGGACTTGTTTTCGAAGTGTTTCGACTCTGCCGAGAACTCAAACCCGTCTTTATTTTCCTCGAAAATGTGCCAGCAATTCGGACAAATGGACTCGACCGAATTTTACAAGAACTTACCTGTCTCGGGTATGATTGTCGATGGACGATGTTATCAGCTGCCGAAGTCGGAGCAAATCATAAACGAAATAGATGGTGGCTTTTGGGCTACTCCGAACGCTATGGATCATTTGCCATTGAGAAGTCCCGAGGCCATGGAACGGCAATATCAAACAGCCAGGAAAGGCCGGACAAAGCCTTGCAATCTGCGGGAACAGATACATCCGGAATGTTATCCTACTCCGACAGCAGAAACTTACGGCCGGAACAAGAGCAGAGAAGGGAACAAGGAAAGGCCGAGTCTGGAAACCATGGCACGGAAGAATCTATGGCCGACTCCGCGTGCCTCGGATGCGAATTCTCCGCAGAAGGGCAACGATCCCAGAGCTCAAACACCATTATCCCAGGAAGTAAAGAATTGGCCTACAATGACAAGCAGTATGAAAACAATGAGAGATATCGATGGAGCGCGATTCGAGGGCGGGAAGGGGAACAGACCATCATACAAGGGCGCCAGTGGTGGGATGTTGAACCCGATGTGGGTCGAGTGGCTGATGGGGTACCCTGCCGAATGGACAGAATTAAATGCCTTGGGAATGCTGTGGTTCCGTTCCAGGCAAAAGAAGCCATCAAAGAATTAATGGGGATAAGATGAATTTATTTCTCGGTCAGGATATTTCTTCTGATTTTAAATCGTCTTTTTCTTATGACGCTAAAGTTGGTAAAAAGATTTTAAAATATGAAGGTACATCCGAAGCAATTTTTTATTTCAACAAAGTAAAAAACAAATTATCAGATTATGCATATTGGTATTTTCTTTCAACGCTATGGGTGAGTTTTTCGGGGAATACAAATATAAATTTGTGGATAAAATTATTCTCATCTAAACGGCCGAGAAGAGAAACCAGTATAATGAAGCCGAGTGAACTGATAAAATATGAACAGCTCCCGGACATAATAGAAGCATACAGAGCGCACAGGGAAAATGAAACAAATTGGATTTCCTATACAATTAATCCATTTACAGCGGCTAAATTTGCCATTCATCGTAAATCAAACGAAATAAAAAAATACAACATAAAAAAGAGAGACATTATTGCATTATTTTTAAGACGAAATGAATACGAAATTATTTGCTTAGATAAGAACAAAGCGCAGTATATAGATACAGTTTTTATAGAAGTGGAAAAGGAGAAATAGTACGAAGTGATAAGTGAATTGAGATGGATAGAATAGAGTACCAGTTTTTATTGAGGGCAAATAATGAGTACGGTCTTTGGGCCGTGCATGAATGTTCCAGTTATGGATGCATCGCCGATGTACTTGGTGTTCATCCACACAAAAAAGAGGTTTATGAATTTGAATTCAAGCGAAGCAGCGAAGATTTAAAAGTGGCTGAAAAAAAGAAGTGGAAATATACCTGTGAGAAAATGCAACGACAGTGGCATCCAAAATATCCTAAACAGGGATTGACAGAATTTAATTTTTCCAGAGTAATGCCCAAACCTCACAAGTTTTATTATGTTATGCCGTTAGAACTTTGGGAAAAGGAAAAAGACTATTTAAAGCAGGATAAATACGCAGGCGTGATAATTTGGCGACCATGGGAAAGACATCCCGATTTAATAGAATTTGTGTCCGTTAAGAATACAAAAAAACGCGAATCAAACACGCAAAAATACGAAGTTGTTTTACGGGATATTGCAGCTAGAGCAACGAATGTTATTGTTTACGATGTCTTGAAACAGCAATTTAAAGAAGAGCCCAAAGCCTAGCGGCGGATCTAAGAATTTTTAAAGCAGGGCAGATTATTCGAATAATAATTAAACAATTTTTAAAAAGTTTGACAAAAACAGTTTCAACAGTTAAATTATTGAGCAAATGAAAATAGGATTCAGCCGCCAGGGTGCCATGGGAGATGTTCTTCTTACAACCGGAATAATCAGCGCATATAAAAGCAAACATCCTGACCATCAAATATTTATGCATACACGGTACCCAGAAGTAATTTCAAGAATGGAAGAAATTGAAGGATTTTGCGACAACAAAGAAAAATTGTACGAATATTGCGACCGCGTGTTTGACCTTGATTTATGCTATGAAAAAAAGCCCAAAATGCATATTTTAAATGCATATTCCGAGCATGTTTTCCAAACGCAATTATTTGAAGTAGTTCAGCCAAAACTTAAATCCACTATGGAAGACAAAATGAAGGTTGAAGCTTTTTTAAACAAGCATCATATCGATATGAAAAAACCATGTATTATAATACATGCACTCAAGAGCCATGCAAACCGTACTTTGCCGATCGAAACATGGAATGAGGTTACTGATAAATTAATCGCACGTGGATATCATGTTTTTTTGATTGGGAAAGAAAACGATCTGGTACCTGATAACGAAAAAATATTTAATATGCTAGGCCAGTTTTCTATATTTGAACTCCGGGAACTTATTAAAAAAGCGAAGGCCTTTATCTGTTGCGATTCGGGGCCGATGCATATTGCTCAGACAACAGAAACGCCGATAATAGCTATATTCTCAGTTGCGAATCCTTTGTATAGAATCTGGCGTAATTCAGGTAATGGATTCAGCGCAGTTTACGCGCGGGAAGGATGTATTTTTTGTCTCGAAAGAATCGCGCCGCCTGTAATTATGTCTGATTGTAAGGATCCTATATGCCTGAAATCGATTACCTCAAAAGACATTTTGGGATGGTAAACGGATGCAACAGATAAAAAACATTCTGGCGCGTCAAGAGATAGAAAAGCTAGATTATGAGCGTTCTTTGGATCAAACACCTAATACCGATATCCGGGTTCAAGGACTTTTGAATAATATGTCCATCCAGGGAAAGAAGATCCTGAATATTGGGACGCTCGATGGATTCCATGATGTTCAGCTTACCATGGCCGGCGCCCAGGTTACGGCCAGCGATATCAGGCCTGAGAATCTTCATCGTGCCTTATTCAGGGCATTGTATTTCGGTTGCAACGATATGACTTTCAGGGTGCTTGATATGGAGACAATGCACCAGGAAATAAAAAAGGATGAATTCGATATTATTTTTCACTCTGGTTGTTTTTATCATCTGGCCGATCCTGTAAGGCATTTATGGAATATTTCGACACTTGCAAGATATATTTTGCTTGAGACTCATATCGGAAATCCCGAGAAATATTCCAGAGGCATAATTGAGCATAGAGGTTATCAATATTCAGGGACATTATATCCGGAAGGAACCTGGTCCGATAACAAGGCAGCAAAGGATGATCGTTTTTCATTCTGGCTAGACCCTGAAAGTCTTAAAATGCTTTTTGATAATTGCATGCTTCAAATTGTTGATATAATTTATATGAATTTTCCGAATCCGCATGGTCCAAGGAATTGTTATTTATTAAAACGAGCGGGGGAATAACGAGTGCAAACGAACGACGGGAAAGACGGTTCTTATTTCGATAAAGACTTTTATACAGGAGAAACGGGAGATAAAGGCGGTCCACGGAATGTAAATCATGAATGCTATATCGAATATGCCTCGAGATTAAAAGAAGCTGTCAAAGATACTGATTGTAAAACGCTGCTCGATATAGGGGCCGGTATTGGACTTAGGACAACTAACTATATTAATAACGGTTTTGATGCTTATCCCTGCGACATATCCGAATATGCATTTGAAAATTCAGTATTGAAAGATAAATATTATTGTTGCGATGTCAGGAATCTCGATGCTATTAAAAATTATTTTGATATCGTAAATGTTGAAAGAATACTCGGATATTTGAAGCCTGAAGATTCGCTTTTAGCTCTTGAAAACATCGACAGAAAAGCAAAAAGATTCATATTCTTTTCTATAATATGCCTCGATCATGTTGACCAGATTAATGTCGTCAACATCGCGCGGCCTGGACGGATTAATCTACAATTAAAAAGTTTTTGGCTCGAGTTATTTTCCAAATTCAAAAACTGGAAATTTGACGAAGAAAAAACAAAGATAATGCTCCGCAACGGCTGGGATTGTATATGGGTATTTGAAAAGGTGCCCGAATGAAAATAGATTGTTTCGTTCTGGATTTTGTCGAAAAACATCTTTCAGGCCATGGTCTCGAACTCGGAGCTCAAGCCGCTCCGTTTAAAACGAATCAGCATACTTCAATGTCATACGCCGATAAATATACAGTCGATGAAATGTTCGAAGATTTAAAGGTAAAAAGACAAATAAAAAAAGAGGATATTACGAAGCCTGATTTTATAGTTTTTGACGCATTTAGCTTCGATATAGTGGATGATTTTTTCGATTTTTTCTGTTGCAGCCATGTTATTGAACATACTTGCAATCCAATAGGCGCTATAGAAGAATGGCTGAGAGTCGTAAAACCTGGCGGGTATGTATATTTTATTTGCCCTGATAAGCGTGAAACCTTCGATTACGATCGTCCTATTACGCCAGTAAGTCATTTGGTTGAAGACTATGAAAACGACAGTGTAACGACTGAATATGCTCATTATCTTGATTGCTGCACGATAATAAATAAGGCGCCTACTGAAGCCCAGAGATACTATATAAATCAAAAAAATATTCATGTTCATGTTTTTACAGAAGAATCAATTATGTCGCTTTTAAGCTACATTAAAAAGTTTTTTGAATTTGATATTCTCGATATCAAAAAAGAAGGCATGCATGTTGCTTGTCTGCTTCAAAAGAAGGTAGCATGACAAAAAAACATCGTAAATTATTAAGTGAAATGGCCGTCATACTTCTTAAAAAATACCCTGGCTGTTTTAATAATCCTGCACTTGGAATAAATATTATCAAAGGCCATAATGCAGTCGGAAGAGGTTATGCTAGACATTCGGCGTATAGACCAAGGAATATTTTTAAAAGGATTTTCCGCACTATAATAAGTTTTTTATTCCCAGGATATTATTCTAATTCTCAGATTGTTGTCGATAGTAACAGGGATTATAAAACCTCAAAATTATTCAATCCACATAAGCGGCTTTTACATCATCTTTGTGAAATATGGGAAAACCTGACTCCGCCCGAAAAAGAATTAAAGAGCAAAGAACTCGTTATTTTATTGATAACGAAACTCAGTAAGCTTTATAATTTGAACATGGAGTTACCAAAGTGAATAAAAGGATCGACCGTTCAAATATAAAAATGTGTATTCATTGCGGTTCGCTTCTTTTAATTGAAGAACCGACAAAAATTTGTCCAGAGTGTAATTTCGCATCGCTTGTCGATGTAGAAATAAAACCGGATGATCCTATGAGAAGAAAAATAGAGCAAGAAATTGACAGGGGGAGAGCATGAAAATTTTATGCGTTACGACACAAATCGAATCAGCTTCAAGCCTTTATCGGGCTTTCGGCCCTTTGTCTGAACTGCATCGTATAGATCCGACAATCCAGGCTGATGTTTTCCAGTCACCTTTTGAGTTTAATTTACTTAACCTCAAAGGTTACGATATTGTTTTATTACATAATCCGGACCAGGAATGGCAACTCGAGGCCGTTTATCTCTGCAAATCTTTCGGAATAAAAGTTATCGTAGATTACGACGATAATTTTTTTGCCGTTGAAGAAGATAATCCTTACCATGTAGAGATGAAGGAACGGAAAATAAATTATTATCTTCATGTGAAAAGAATTTTGGAAAAAGCAGATTCGGTTATTGTCTCAACTGATGCTTTGGCAAAAGCTTTCCAGGATTATAACAATAAGATAACTGTTATCCGGAATGCCTTTGATCCATATATCCATAAACTCGCGCAGGATCGTAACAAAGCCAAAATGATGGTTCTCTGGCGTGGCCGGACAGCGCATAAGAATGATTTATCGGCTTATGAAGAGCAAATATCAAAGCTCGTAGAATCGAACAAAGATTTTACTTTCGTATTCTGGGGACTTGATCCTGTTCCGACCTGGTTACAGGATCTAGGTGTCCGCTGCCGGAATATCTGTTCAAAACCGGTAGTGCATGCATATTCTTATTTTTACGAACTCGCCGAACTTGCTCCTTCTCTTACTATTGTTCCGCTTATAGATAACGAATTCAATCGATGCAAATCGGATATTGCCAAGCTCGAATCGATTGCGGCCGGCAGTCTTTGTATTTCTCCGGAATGGCATGAATGGTCATGGTGTACCGATGCTGTTAAATTCGATTATTCCAATAAAGTCGATTTCTTTGACAAAACAAACGGGGTGCTCGAATTAATCAGAAATAATGATGAATCTCTTGACAGATTCTGGCGTTTTTATAAGGACAATATAAAAACAAGAAGAATGCTTTATACGACAAATGAAGCCAGGATTTCATTATTCGAGGAAGTAATTTGCGGATGAAATATTCTTTCGTAATTCCGACATATCGGGATTCCGTTTTAACGCGGCAATGTCTTAAATCTCTCCGGCGCTTTCATCCGGACGGCCAGGTCATTGTTGTTGATGACGGAAGTCCGGATTTTTCATTCGTAGATCTTGTTGATGCCTGTGAGAAAAACAGATCCGAATTGATTCTAAAAAAAGAAAACGGCGGATTTGCAAAAACTGTAAATACCGGGATTAAAGCTTCCATGGGTGATATCGTTATTCTTGTCAATAACGACATAATTTTTACAAAACCATTAACAGATAAACTCGATGAAATCTTTGCAATGGATTCTCAGATAGGTATCGTAGGATGTCTTCTTGAATATCCGTTTGGGAATATACAGCACGGAGGAGTCCAAAGAATCGGGAAAACCGATTATTTTCAACATGCCGATGCCGGGAAAGCCATGTATTGCGCGCGGGAAGCCAAGCAAAGCAAATACCGTATCGCTGTAACCGGTGCCCTTTTTGCCATAAACGTAGAAATGATTAAAGATATAGGCTTATTAAGCGAAGATTATGGCATGGCTTATGAGGATGTTGAGTATTGCCTGCGTGCCTGGTTCCGGGGTTGGCGTGTTTATTATTCGGCCGGTATTTCCGCGATACATGCGGAAGGTGTTACACGTGGAACAAATCCTGAAGAAAAGAAAAAAAAGGGTTCCTGGAATGCGGAAGAAAAATCGATGAGACAATACAGAAAGGATATTAAAAAGTACAATCTGGATGGCATGGAGCACTATATCAACGACCTCAATAATATGATATAATGCCTGAAAGGGGGAAATAAAACTAATGCCATATCCTAACTTTCATGTGGGTCGTTTACACGATCCGGCAAAATACAAATCTTTTGCGACCAAAGAACTGGCACCTGGAATTATGGGTGTACTCGGGATAAAAAAAGAAGGCGGATCCGAATTACAGGCCGTCAGATTCCAAAAAGGAAAATTTACTCCGGCTGAAGCCAAAGCATGGCTCAAAGAACATAATATGAAGCCAATCCTTTTTGAACCTGCCGAAGAAAAAAAAGATTGACCTTTTATGGAAACGATAAAGAAGAAAAAATATAGCCATGCAAGGCTGAGAGGCCTTCGATCGTTTGGCGTTCACAAGCCGCCGCCTACTCATGAACAAGCAGTCGAACTCGGGAAAAAGGGCGGAGCCGCTACCCGAGAAACAATACGCAAAAAACAATCTTACAAGCTTTTACTCGAAGAAATGATGGGTTTAAAAGTCAAGCTTCCAGAAGCCCTAGAAAAAGAAATGAACAATCTTATCCCGGAATTTAATCTTGAAAGTATCAATGTCAGGGAAGCGACTGTTTTGGCTTTACTGAAGCGGGTACTTACCGGGGATCCGAAGGCTTTCGCTGTCCTCAGGGATACGGCCGGAGAAGTACCGACACAAAAGAACGAACATACCGGCCCAGATGGTGCTCCGCTTATGCCGCCGGTTTTAAATATTTTGCCTGTAAAAATTAAAGACCCTGAAAAATGAATGAATCTATAATCGAAGCAACCTTGCAACTTCCGGAGAAGTTGCTTTTTCTTATGACCGAGAAATCGAGATATAAAGTTGCTTACGGCGGACGCGGTTCTGCAAAATCCTGGTCATTTGCCGGTGCTCTGATATTTAAAGCTTTGGAAAAACCTTTAAGAATTTTATGTACCAGGGAATATCAGAATTCAATCAAAGACAGTGTTCATTCGCTGTTAAAAGACACGATTTATCGATTCGGGTTACAAGCATATTTCCATATAACCGAGCAATCTATAAGAAGCTGGAACGGAAGCGAATTTATTTTCAAAGGTCTGGCTAAAAATATTAAAGAGATAAAATCTATGGAGGGTATAGATATATGCTGGGTTGAAGAAGCAACCAAAGTGTCAAAGAAATCCTGGGAAGATCTTATTCCTACTATCAGAAAAGAAAGTTCCGAAATATGGGTTAGTTTCAATCCTGACGAAGAATCTGACGAAACTTACCAGATGTTTGTTATCAATAAAACACCTGATTCAATAGTTGTACCGATAAATTTTTATGATAATCCGTGGTTTCCTCTTGTACTTAAAAAAGAAATGGAATACTGCAAAGAAAAAAATTATGAAAAATATGAACATATCTGGGAAGGAAAAACGAGAGTTCGAAACGATGCTCAAATATTTAAGGGGAAATGGAAAATACAGGATTTCGAACTTCCTGTCAACAAAGAAACCGGGAGTTACGAAATTTTTAACGAACGATTGTTCTTCGGAGCTGATTGGGGTTTCGCTAACGATCCTACGGTCCTGATCCGTGACTGGATAAAGGATAGAATTCTTTATATCGAATATGAAGCGTTCGGCCATGGTGTTGAACTTGACGAAATACCTCAGCTCTTTGATTCGATTCCTGAATCACGGAAATGGAATATTAAAGCCGATAATTCCCGGCCGGAGACAATATCGCATGTAAGGAGTAAAGGCTTTGATATTGAAGGCGCCGAGAAGTGGCCGGGATCCGTAGAAGATGGTATAGAATATCTGAGGAGTTTTGAAAATATTATTATTCATCCAAGGTGCAAAAGAACGATCGATGAATTCAAATTTTATTGTTACAAAACAGATAAAAATACTAACGAAATACTCCCGATTATCATTGATAAACATAACCACGGAATCGATAGCATCCGGTATTCCCTTGAGTCATACATAAAAAAAGACTTGGAAGATTGGGAAAAACTGTATAATATTACCAGAGGTACTTCGGATGAAAATACTAGGGTATGAAGTTTCCCGTCAAAAAATAAAAGATTCTCAAAGCTCAAATAAAACAGAAAAACAAGTCGAAGATGCTCTTATAAATAGTTTGGCAAATCTCGGTTATGGTTCAAAATTACGGCAGGGTTATTACGGTTCTGATATTCACTGGACGAGAAACTGGGTCCAGCTCGATAGCCTTTACCGTTCAAACTGGCTCGCGCAACGCATAATCAATCTTCCTGCATTGGATATGACCCGGGAATGGACAAATCTATTATCCGAAATAGACCCCGTTAAAATAGAGAAAATACAGGCATACGAATCGAAATTGAATATTAAGAAGAAATTTACTCAGGGAATAAAATGGGCGCGTTTATACGGCGGAGCCCTGGGAGTTATGAATTTCGGGGACACTTCGGATCCCAGCCGGCCGCTTAATCCTGCGTCTGTTTCGGCAAATGGCCTTAAATCCGTTCATGTGTTTGCGCGTTGGCAAATTACAGTCGGCGGCGAACTTGTAAAAGACATGGAAGACTCGGAATATGGTCTCCCAGAATATTACATCGTTAACGGGATGAAAATACACCATACGCGATGTTTGCGCTTCATTTCGCATGAACTTCCCTGGCGCCAGCTCTATCTCGAACAATATTGGGGTGCAGCCGAACTCGAAAGAGTTCTCCAGGCTTTGCTCAGATATGATACGACTGCGGATTCATCCTCTGATCTCGTTTTTCTGGCCGCGCAGAGATATGTAAAAATAATAGGGTATAGAGATGCGGCGGCAAAAGGCCAGATGAGTAAAGTTATTTCAGTATTTAATGATCTGGCAAATTTATTGACATTTAACAGGATAGCTTTGTTTGATTCGAAAGACGAACTTATAAATTATGATTACAAATTTACCGGGCTTAAAGACCTTGCCGAAATGTTCATGATGGATGTAAGTGGCGCCTCTGAAATACCTACGACAAAGCTATTCGGGCGTTCTCCGGCCGGTCTGAATTCTACTGGGGATTCCGACATACGGAATTATTACGATGATTGCAAAACCAAGCAAGAAGATACTTTAAGGCCTCCGCTTGCAAAATGTTACAGAGTCCTGGTTCCTAGCGCGATCGGAGAATATCCTGCGGATTTCGCATTCGAATTCAATAATCTCTGGCAGGAATCAGATAAAGAAACAGCCGATATCCAGCTTAAACAAGCCCAGGCGGATCAGATTTATATGGAACGCGGTGTACTTTCCGAAAGTGATATCGCCAAAGAACTTAGGCAACGCGGAACTTATAAAAATATAACGGCTGATAAAATGCTTGATGCAGAAGAAGATTCCGAAGAAGAAACCGAGACCGAAGAATGAAATTATACGATTCCAGGGCGGAATTGTGGCTTAAAATTCAGCCATTCAAATCTGACGGAATATTTATCAAAATGCGCGGGGATAAATATATCCTTGTCGGGAACCTCAAAGCAAAGCAGGACAGCCTATTAAAGCAGGGCTTTAAGTTCGATGAAAAAATAAAGGCCTGGATATTGCCGCCGGTCCCAGCCGAACAAAGCATTTATAAATCGCTCGGGAAACTTTTGGGGTCTCCCGTTGATATGCGGAGATATTCTAAAATGCTTGATCTGCACAAACAGCGGAAACTTAGGCCGATGCGTGCGGATCGTAGCGTTGAACTTTTATATAAGCAGCGCGTTATAGAATTAATCAGTAAAATCAAAGATACCACGGTTAAAAGAGCATCTGAATTTTATGGTTCTCTCACGGATGCGAATTTCGCGAGCAGAATAATGAGCGAGTTTAATGTAATTTCTACAAAGTATGACCTCGAAAAAGTTTCAAACATGATAGCGGAGGAATCCATGAATAAGGCCGAAAGAGTAAACCGGGAACGCTTTGTATCGCGGATTAACGAGGCCATGGGTGTGGATTTGAGCAAGATCCTGACAAAAACAGCAGTCGGCAAACTTGTTGCCGAAAAAATAAAAGAGAACGGATTTCTTATCCGGACCATTCCGGAAGATATGATTGACAGGTTACAGAAGACCATTTCGGGTAATTGGCAGCAGGGCCGGCGTTGGGAAGAAATAACAGAAGCGTTATCTCATGATTATGAAATATCTGAAGGAAGAGCCAGGACGCTTTCCAGGACCGAAACCGCAAAAATGAATTCGGCACTTACAGAAGCGCGGTCCCGGGATGTCGGTATTACCGGTTATATCTGGCATGGTGCCCTGGATAACCGGGAACGCGATAGCCATTTTGAGATGGAAGGTCAATATGTTGATTACGATAATCCGCCGGAACTGGATGGCATGGTCGGGCATGCCGGGGAATTTCCGAATTGCCGATGTTGGCAGGAACCTGTAATAATAAAGCAAACTGAGGATCCGGTTGTTGAGGACGCGGATGTCCCGCTGGATAACGAAGATACCCGGAACGATTATGGTGGGATCGGCGTTTCCACGGCCGCAGAGATTAAAAAACTGACTATTGAATAATTTTTTCACAAAAAAATAATTAAATATGCTAGCCTATATCTATGTTAAAAGTGTCCACTAAAATAGTTTGCGATAAAGCAAGGGAATACACTGAGGAAGGTTATCTGATAGCTCCGGCAAATATAGCCAGAACCGGGACAATGGAATATTACGGCCGGGATATCGGACTTGTTGATGCCGAACAAATAAATAAAAAATTTATCGTTTATCGGGATTCTAAGCAGCTTTTCTCGAAAGAAACAATGGACAGTTTCGAGAATAAGCCTTTCGTTAATGGACATAAAGAAATAAATGCCGACAACTGGATTATGAAAACAGTCGGATTTCTCAGGGATATAAAAAGGAACGATATATTTTTAGCCAGCAATGTCGTTGTGTGCGATAAACTTACCGTTGACGAAATAAATAAAGGGAAGGTAGAACTTTCCGCAGGATATGACAGCGATTTTTACGCTCCAGGAGAAAAGACTTTTGATTATGCTATACCTGGCGGAGTAGATTTCGTTTGTGAAAATATAAGAGGCAATCATGTTGCGTTAGTCCAGCAAGGACGAGCAGGCCATGGATGCCGGGTTCTCGATGAAAAAACTGGAGGTACCGAGATGGAAGAGATTAAAAAATTACTCGAAGAACTTTTAAAACTCGAGAAGGAAGAGCATGCTCTATTGAAAAGTTCACGCGATGAAATGAAAACAAAATGTGATGAACTCACGGTAAAGCATGATACTTTGACAAAAGATCATGAAGATCTGAAAAAGACGCATGATTCGTTAGTCAAGGCCATGGACGAGCTTAAAAAGCAGGAAGAGACATGCGATTCGATACTTGAAAAAGTATCGATAATAGACGAGGCGACTGTCCTGTTTAAAGGTGTTGAGATAAAAGGCAAAAAAATCAACGATGTAATGCTCGATACGATAAAGGCAAAAGCCCAGGATTGTGAAACAATAATCAAGGATATTTTCGGAGAGAAAAAGCTCACTGAAGACGGCCTTGATTCCGAGCTGGTCAAAAAGGCATTTAAAGCCATCGTACAGGACGCAAAAGACAACGGAATGGCCGATGCCTTCTCAAAAGCAGGAATAAAAACGGTGCAGGACGAATCAAAAACCTACGGCCAGAAATGCTTCGAACAAATGAATGTCCACGCACCTAAAAAATAAATAAGGGGAGAAAAAACTATGGCAATTATTCAAAACAATTTGAGCCGTCAGGAAGGAGAACTCGCGAGAGTCAATCAGGCTAACCAGATTGAAGCTTTTGCAAGTTCCGAAACTGCGGATGTGCCTTATGGCCGTGTTATGGTCTATGACCCTAACAACAGCGGATCCGTAAGACTGCCGACCGCTTCTGCGGATGTTCCGGCAGGAACATCTCTCAGAACCGTAAGACAGGGTGATGTAAACGGCGTATCAGTAATCAGCCTGAATACGAACGCAACCCTGCTTCGCAAAGGCTATCAGATTCTCAAGTGCGTTAACGGGACACCAGTCCCAGGTCAGCCGGTATTTTACCGTTACGCGAATCCGACAGCTCTGAGGCCTCTGGGATCCATCGAGACCGCAGCAATCGCGGGCCAGGTCCAGCAGCTTATGGATTCCGAATTCAACTCAACAGCAGACACTGATAATCTGGTCGAAGTAAGACTGGATATCAGATAAGGAAGGTGAAAAACCATGGGAAAAAGAATTAATGTTATGGACGGGATGTCAGTAAAGATACAGGATGCTCTGACATTCCTCATCGGACAGCTCGAGTATCTCGACCCGATAATCAAGGATCCTTTGCATGCAGAAAGCTATGCAAAGTATTTGCCCATTAAATCGGATGCTGGCTGGGTGGAAAGTACCAGCTTTATCTCTGCGAACGCAAAAGGTTCTGAGCAGAGATTAGGCGGAACCGGCTCTAACGCTATCCGCAGAATAGGCGCCGACCTGGTAAAGACGCCGACACCTGTTGATGAATACAAAGCGGCCAATGATTACGGTGTAGACGAACTCTACAAAGCATCAAAAGCCGGGATAAATCTTGATGATCTGTATTACAAAATGCTCCGTATCGACTATGAGAAATATGTCGACAGAATCGCTTTTGTCGGCTTTGCTAATAAGTCTATACCGGGGCTTTTGCAGGGCAGAACAGGGGTATTTACCTACAATGTTCCGAACGGTGCAGCCCTTTCTCCATTATGGGCAAATAAAACTCCGCTTGAAATCCTTGTCGATATCAACGCGATCATAATGAATGTGCGGCAAAGAACAGGGTATTCTCAGTTCCCGAACCTGATTCTTGTTGACGAATTAAATTTTGCGTATATCGCGACAACGATGATTAACGCGCTCGGAAACAGATCAATCCTTGATTATGTTCTCGAGAATAACGCGGCCAGAAAAGCCGGTATTAATCTGATAATCGCACCTTCGAAGTGGTGTGCTCCACAGGTTGTTGACGGCGTAACTGTTGGCGGTAATGTGGCTCATACCGGGAACAGAATGTGTGCGTATATCAATGATTCGGCGTTTACGCGGTTCCATCTTCCGGTCCCTTTGACCAGGGAAGATGTAACAAAGATCGACCTGAGGATTTCAGTTCCGTTTATCGCGCAGATCGGCGGCGTAGAGATAATCTACAACGAATCGATTGCGTATGCGGACGGTATTTAAGGTCCGAAGTGGATTTTACAGTTGCAGATTTTCATAACAGATTTCCTGAGCTTGTGGGTTTAACAGACTCACAAGTTCAGGTTATTATTGATGACTGCAAATTGCTTACCCCTCAAAATCGTTGGCTTGACCTATGGACGGTAGGTATAGCTAATTTCGTAGCTCATGAATTTGTCATAAAACTTAATCAGAAAAACGGGGATAATAATAGCATGTTCCCGATTACTTCCCAGGGCGCCGGCCGCGTTTCAATGCAGCAGAAGACCGGAGATCAGACAACAGACGACGATCTTTATTACCAGTCAACAACCTATGGCCAGAAATATCTCAATCTCAAAAATATTATCGGAATGGGTGCTTCCCTGGCCGGGAATTATGACGATGAGTTCTCAGTATGGCCGGTATAGCTAGAGCCCTTACAAGCATAAAATTCAACGATAAAAACTTGAAGAAGTTATCAAGTGAACTTCTTAAAGCTAAAAATATGCGCGTCCGGGTTGGAGTGCCAAGTTCAGATTTTAAAGGGATAAAAAAAGACCATAAGACCGGAAAAATTTCAATGGTAGAACTCGCGTTTGTTCATGAATTCGGGAGCCAAAAAAGAAACATCCCGGAACGCAGTTTCCTTCGGCTCGGACTTGACAAAGGAAAAAAAGAAATAATCGAAGTGCTTCATAAATGTGCTGAAGACTGGCTTGCCGGTTACAGAAAAATAGGATTAAAAACTCTTATGGCAAAGATAGGCATAAGCGCGCAAAACGAGGTCCGTAAAGTATTTACTGATAACAACTGGCCGAATGACCCGAATTCCGCGCAGTACAAACGGAAACTCAAAAAAGGCGGAGGATCCGGAAGTCCGCGCGCCTTGATCGACACCGGGCAGCTCAGGCAAAGTATCACTTCAGAGGTTGTAACAGAATGACAAGCAGGATCAACATGGGACGAGTAATAAAAAGCAGCCGGTTTAACCAGATGTTCGGCTATGCTTCAAATCCCGGGTCGTATAGTGCGGACGGTACCTGGATTCCTGGGGTGCAGGGTTCGACTACATACTGGGGAATAATTCATCCTTCTACGCCAAAAGAACTCGAAATACTGGAAGAAGGAGAACGCACCGGGGAATTTATTACAATCTTTTCTCTTGAAAAACTTGAGACAACAACGCCGGTCCAGGAATCAGGTTATATTGTTTGGCAGGATTTGAATTACAAAGTCAAAAGCCTTAATCGTTGGCTTGATTTTGGATATTACGAAACGATAGCTGTAAGGATATTGAAAAATGCTTGATGCTGCATTGAATAAGGCAATAAGAGATTATATCCGAACAGTCTGTTCCATGGGGGACGGCCTGGTCCGGCCAGCATACCAGGATTCTCCGGTTCCTTCAGATAATACCTGTTATTGCACAGTAAACATCATAAATACTACTCCGGACATGGAACCGGATGTCAGCTATGTTGAGGAAATAGATCCCATAACTCTCATATTATTAAAGAAAAATCGTCAGAGAACGATGAAAAAACATTTTGTAAGCGTTATTTTTCATAATTCCGGAGCCGTGGATAAAGCGCAGATTTTAAGCGATAGTTTCGCTTTTGAGCAAAAGCGTTTTATTCTTCTTAATAGCGGCCTCACTTTTGTTGAAGCAAGCGGAGTCAGAAAAATTCCTGAAGTTATCAATGGAATATGGTACGATAGGGCACAGATGGATATTTATTTCTATGAGGATGTTATAACTGATATAAATTCAAATAATTTTGCTTCGGCTTATGATTCTGTCAAAGCCAAAGAAGGAGAGGTGCAAGATGTCATTAAGCTTGAATGATGTTGTCAATGTAAGCGTAAGTTTATCGCCGAACGCTCCATCCCTGGCGGGATTCGGTGTAATGATGGTTGTTGTTGACAACGCGGTCATTGATACTTCAGAGAGAATTCGCTTTTATACGAGTATCGATGATGTTGCGGTCGATTTCCTGACGAGTTCAAATACCTATAAGATGGCTCAGAAATATTTTGCACAAAGTCCTCAGCCGGTAACTATAGCCATAGGACGCTGGGCAAAAGCTGCATCCAGCGGATTATTGAAAACCGGGGAACTCGCGGCCGCTGACCAGGTAGCGAGTGCGTGGACTGCCATAACTGACGGTGCTTTCAAGTGCTCATTCGACGGGACGCTTCGGACTTTTACGGCTATAACTTTCGCCGGTTGCGCGAATATGAACGCTGTCGCGGTAAAGATTGATACAGCTATTACCACATACGGGACATGCACATGGGACGCAGTGAGAAAAATATTCATAATTACCGCAAAATCAACTGGCGCGACATCGACAGTATCTTATTTAACAACCGCAGGCGCCGGTACAGAAATTGCCCATAAAATGATGGGACTCGCAGCCGATGGCGGTACGATTGTTGATGGAATAGCAGCGGAATCCATAACCACGGCAATGGGACTTCTTAATCTTGCGAACGGGAACTGGTACACTTTTGTTATTTCTGAAACATTGACGGATCAGATTAATCTTGATGCTTCCGCATGGGCAGAGAGTAATGGTTATAAGCAATACGGATTTACAAGTGCTGATTCCGATATTTTGGATCCTGTAAGTTCAGCCGATATCTTCAGTTTGATTCAGGCAACCGGCGCGAAAAGAACGCACATGCTTTATAATGCGGATCTCAATTCTGTGCCTTCTCCATTCGCCAAGGCCGGGACCGTGGATTTTAACGGTCAGAATACAACTTTGACGCTGATGTTTAAAACAATGCCGCTTGTTACGGCAAGCACAAGTTTGACCGAAACGCAACGGCAAACAATCCTTGATAAAGGCGGGAACTTTTACGGCCAGTTCAGCGATGCCCAGGGTAATCTGCTTACATTCTACGAATCCGGGCAGAATGCAAACGGAGACTTTTTTGATACGATCCAAGGCCTCGACTGGCTCCGGGATGCCGTTCAAAAAGCTATACTCACGGTTCTTTATACCTCTACGACAAAGATCCCTCAGACTGATGCCGGAGTACAGCAACTTATTTCTGCGGCAGCGGCAGCATGCGAGCAAGGCGTTACTAACGGCCTTATGGCACCTGGCGTATGGAGTGGTCCGGATGTCGGCCAGGTTAAAACAGGCGATATTCTTCGAGCAGGATATTATATCTACGCAGCAAGCGTAAACGATCAAAGTCAGTCCGACCGCGATGCGCGCAAAGCTCCGCTGATGCAGATATTGATAAAGCTCGCCGGTGCAATTCAGCACAGTGATGTAACAATCACGGTG